CTAACGGCTGATTGATTGCACACAAGGAGCTTTCAGCATGACGAAATCTCTAATCGCCCTGGTTGCCACCGCCGTGGTTGTGAATGGCAAGCGCCAGATCATCCCCGCCGGCAAGCCGCTACCCGAACTGGATGCCGCTGACGAAAAGGCGTTGCTGGCAGCCAAGGCCGCGCAAGAAATGCAGCGATCCACTAGCTCCGGAGAGGGTGACGGCGCAGCCGCCAGCACCGCAGCCGCGAGCGCCACAGCCAAGGGCAAGAAATAACACCACCCCGAGCGAAGGCGTTGATCCGCAGGCTGTGTGCGTCTGGCCTGCCGGGGAGCCTGGAGATTGCACTACGCCGCCAACCTCTGGCCGGGGCTGGATACACGGTTAACGGTGAGGAGAAGCCCCGGCACATTTTAACGCCAATGCAAACCGATTTCACAGGAGAAAGCCATGTCCCCAGCGCAACCCGGCTACGGCCGCCAGTTCGACAAACGCCACGCGGTCACCGTGACCGCCACGGCGGCGATCACCGCGCACCGCTTCGTGAGCTATGGCGGCGCGCACACGCCGGCGGCGCCGGCCAATGCGCTGCAAGACTGCCAGGGCGTAGCCGAAGAAAGCGCCGCCATCGGCGAAGCCGCGAGCGTGGTCACCGATTACAGCTACCTGGTCGAGACCGCCGGCGCGATTGCGCTGGGCGATTACGTCAAGCCCGCCGCCGACGGCTCAGGCCGCGCCAACGTGGGCACGCTGGACGATCACTGCGGCCGCGCGCTTGGCACTGCCAGCGCGGCGAACCAGTTGATTGAAGTGCAGATCGTCAAGCACGTTCACGCGTAGCGGAGCGCGGGGGCTTCATGATCTACGCCACCGTCCAGGACATGATCGACCGCTTCGGCGAGCTGGAGATGATCCAGCTCACCGACACGGTCAACATCCCGCAGTCGACCGTCGATGTAGCGCGGGTCGAGGTCAAGCTGGGCGATGCGTCGGCGTTTGTCGATGGGTACATCGGGCAGGTCTACCGCATGCCGCTGCGCGGCTGTGCCAAACCCGTGACCACACCAGGCGGCGCAATCGAATACACGCCGCCGCCCGTGCTCACACGCATCGCGTGCGACGTGGCGCGCTATTACTTGCATGACGATCTGGCGCCAGAACATGAGGTGTACCGGCGGTACCAAGCGTGCATCAAAGAACTCGATGCCATCGTTGCCGGCAAATCCATGTTGGCGTGCCCGTGGGGCGGATCGCCCGGAGACTTGGTCAGCAACGATGCGCAAACGGGCCGCGAGGTTGGTTTTGAATTCGGGCGGCGCTTTATCGACGAAGACGTGTCCGGGAGCTACGCATGACCGGCGAAGCCTGGAACTTCCTGTTGGCCGAAACCGGCATCGTGCAGCGCCTTGAGCAACGCCTGCAACACGGCCCTGATGCATGGGCGCGGCTGATTGGTACGCGTACCACGCTGGAATCGGTGACTGAGGCCATGCAGATCACGCCTGCCGTGCACGTCATTTACGACGGGTTTACGGTGTCCGAAGCCGACGAGGCGGCGGCGCGGATGGCGCACCGCTGGCTTGCCGTCGTCGCTGTAAAAAATATAGAACAGCAGCGCGCAGCCGCGGCGCGCAACCAAGAGGCCGGACCGTACCTGCGCGACGTGCTGGCGGCACTGCATGGCTGGACGCCGCCGGAATGCACCAGCCCGCTCGTGCCCATCACGCCGCCGCGCCCTTATTTCAGCCCAGCCAAGTTCGTCTATTACCCGCTCGCGTTCAAGTGCGAGAGCTACCACTGCGCGCAGGTTTGATTCCAACCACCCATGACTATCAAAACCTTTTTTAAACCATCGCCATGAACCCTATCACCGCCAAAAGCGTCATCGTCACCCTGAACGGCCAGCGCATTGAAATCCCCCTGGGCCAGCCGCTGCCCGCCGGGGTGTCCGATCGCCTGCTGAGTGAGTTGCGCGAGATGGGCGTGCTGGCCGAGGCCACGCCTGCGCCCGTATCCGCGCCCCCATCCAACCCGGCGCCCGACATCACGCCGCCAGCCACGCGGCCTGCTGCCGCCCCCGCCAAACGCTGACCCTTCTATTTGATTACTCGGAGAAACCATCATGCCCGTCAAGAACTGCTGTTTCAAGGGCCGCGGCAACGTGGCGCTGGCCGACTACGAGGCGTTTACCGCCGGCACGGCCGGGCTAATCCCCGTGGGCAATGCCCCGCTGCTGGAGATCAGCCTGAACGAAAACGTCGAGCGCGTGCCCGACTACACCAGCGCCGCGGGCGGCACGGCGTGCGTGGTGCGCACCATTGAAACCGCCGATGTCAAGCTCACGCTGGCCTGCAACCGCGCCGAGAACCTGGCGCTGGCCCTGTACGGCAGCGGCAGCACCGGCAACAAAACCGCCACCGCCGTGGCCAGCGAGCCGCACGTGGCCTGGCCCGGCGCGCTGGTGCCGCTGGCCGACATGCCCGACCTGGCCCAGCCCATCACCGTCAAGGCCGCTACCGGCGCCACCGTCTACATTGCCGGCACCGATTACCTGGTCACCGCCGGCGGCGCCATCCAGATACTGCCCGGCAGCAGCATTCCCACGCCAACGATCAACATGGGCGCGGGCCAACCCAACATCATGGTCAGCTACCAGCGCGCCGAGCACTCGGCCGTCGAGCTGTTCACTCGCACCAGCCTGCCGGTGGTGCTGGCGTTTGACGGCGTCAACGTGGTCGATGCGCGCCCGGTCAACTTCCAGCTCTACCGCGTGCGGTTTGGGCCGGCCACCAACATGACGGTGATCGGCGACAACATCAGCAAGCTGGAGCTGTCGGGCGAGATCGAGCGCGACAACACCAAGCCGATCGGCACGCCGGGCAACCGTCTGAGTCAGTACGGCACGCTCAAGATTTAAGCGGCGCCATGTCCTACGTCGGCCAGTACGAAGAGCAGCGCAACGCCCATTATTTGGGGCGCGGCAGCGTGTACTTCACGCCGCCCTTGCTGCCCACCGGCGGCGTGAATACCGAGGCGTATGGGCGGCTGTGGGGCGACAACTGGCCGGCCACGCCAGACGTGCCGGGGCAATTGCACCTGCCTGCCGGGCGCTTTGCGGGCAACGCGCGCGGGCTGTCGGTGCAGCCCACGCTGCGCCAACTGACCACCAGCGCGTGGGACACGCGCGGCAACGCGCTGGTCGAATCCGTCACGGCCAGCCTCACCCTCTACGGCCACGGCGCGGCCAACCTGGCCGATGCACTGCACGGCCTGCGCAGCCAATGGCACGGAGAAACCATCAAAGAGCGCGTCAACACCGGCAGTGCGGGCATCGAGGCCGGCGGCATGCTGTTTACCCGCAGGCTGATCGACACCAGCAAACCGGTCACCGTCACGCCCAGTTGGACCACGTGGGCGGAGGGCGTGCAATGGCAGCGCCGCGCTTTCGGCGTTGAGTTGCTCACAGGCATCAGCGGCCCCATTGGCAGCACCGTGGACATCGCCTACACCCCCGACGGCGGCGGCGAGAGCATTGATGCGCTTGGCAGCACCGCCCTGGAGCTGGGCATCGTCTACACCGGCCTCAACGTTGTCGATCGCCGCCCCACGCGCGTCGAGCTGTACCGCGCCCGCCCCGCACTCGATGGCGCCTATGCGCCGCTGGGCGACGGCATAGGCGCGCTGACGCTGACGTTTGACATCCAGCCCGTGCGCGCCGCGCCGGTCGATCGCGCCCAATGGCTGCGCGTCACGCGCGGCCCCTACCCAGGCGGAGTCTGACGCATGGCCCAGCAGCAACTCGCACGCGGAATCTGGAGCGGCTTCGCGCCCACCGAGCGCCCGTTCGGCACGCCCAACGGCATGGACGACAACCTGCGCCTGATCGACGATCACCTGGCGCTCTACACCCTGGCCGCGCCCGCGCCGCTGGGCACCGCGCTGCCGAGCGGCGCCAAGCCCGGCGACGGGCAGATATTTGCCAACGGCAGCTATGCCGTCTTCAACGGAGGCACCTGGAAAACCTACCCCCCACGCCTTGGCTTGCGCGCGGTTGAGCTGACCACACGCACGCACTACGTCAACATCGGCACCGCCTGGCAGGCCCTCACCGACAAAACCGGGCGGGCCTACCTCACCCTGGCCGCCCTGCAGGTCGACAAAACCCTGCCCGCCGGCTCGCAGGGCTTCGTGACGGCCGATCCAGCGCATACCGACACCAACCCCATCAACGGCTGGTACACATGGACGGGCGCGGCCTGGGTGCGCAATGCGTGGCAGCCTGCCAATCAATCAGATTTGGACAACGCGCTCTCGGGACTAAGCACACTGATCAGTAAGCAGACCATCAATGCCGCGCTCGCGGTGGCTGACCCAGACGGATTTGCGCCGCTAACGATTGGCTACGACGGCTACGTCAACGCTCCCCTGCTGCGCGCGCACTTGATAGACATCGAAGGCAGCCGTGTTGAATCCGTGAGCCATGGCGCCTTCTCGCTGGCCGTGGCCGATGAAAATGGTTATGTTGCCTTCGGAGTACGTGCCGACGGCTCGGTTTATCCAGATATAAAAACAGATGCCACGGCGGGCTGGTCTGAGTTGCGCCTGGGCGACGACGACAGCATCGTGCACATCGGAGACAGCTACACGGCTGCGCACTATGTGCTCAAGGACAAGGCATTCGTCAGCCAGTTGTCTCAGTTGTCACCTTATCGCCACATCAATTTCGGCGTGAGCGGAAACGATGCGCTCGACATGCAATACCGCATCGTCAATGGTGTCGCCACATTCGATACGACGCTGACCTCCATGCGCGCGCGTTACGCCATCATTACCACGCTAACAAATGACGCGCAATTCTCAAACGCCTCGCAATCCTATTACCGAGAAAACGTCCGCCGCCTGATCGAGACCGTGCGCGCCACGGGCGCCGAGCCCGTGCTGACCACACAGTTCTCGGCCACAGCGGTCCAGCACACCCTGCTGACGCGGCTGGCCGACGAATGCGGTTGCGCGTTTATCGACGCCACGTCCTACAACGTCGAGGTCGGCCGTCTCAAGCTCGGCCCATTCTTTCAGGGCCACCCCGGCACGCGCACTGGCTGTGTGTTCTGGCTTCCCATGCTTGACTTTATCGACCGGCTGCCGCAACCCGACCGTGCGATCAAAATCTATCGGCGCCGCCCGACATTCGCGGCATCGTCGATTGCCGACCTGCTCTACACCACGCGCATCGAGCGCGCGCTGCGCTGGAAAGAGCTGACGCTCGGCCACTATTCGATCTCGCCGGAATACAAGTTTGAGGAACTCAACAAACTCGGCACCGTCGGCACCGATTTCAATTACGTCAAGCAAACAGATGAGTACTGGCGTTTGATCAGCGGGCAGGCGGTTACGGTTGGTGATTACGCCTTGCTGGAGATCACGCTGCCGGGCGATCCAGGAACATTGGATGCCGTCGAGCTAACGATCAATGCCAACGCCGCGGCGACGGTGTATGTGCGTGACTTGCTCGACGTGGGCGCCAGTTTGCCCGGCAAGGCGCAGGGCATCACGCCGGCAGACCCGGTCTATTTGTCGCGGTGGGACAAACCGCGCGGCGCATGGCGCAGCCTCGGACTTTATGCCGCACCCATCGTGATCCCAGCGCCCGATCTCATGCGCTCCATGACAGGCCGCACATTGATCGTGCTGCTGGCCGGATCGTTCGACTTGAGCGCATTACGCGTACGCTACAAGGGGCGTGAGCGAAAGCCGGTGCATGCGGCATGCCGGCGCGCCGACGTGCTGGGCCCCGAGTTGCTGACGCAAACGTTATGCGGCAACAGCGTTCAGTTGGCTGACTGGAGCGTGACGGGATCGCCCACCACGCTGGTGCCCATTGATGTGACCAACGCGCCGCGCAAGCCGGGCCAGGACCTGCCCGTTGATGGTGTCGTCACCATCACGTCAGCAGACTCAATAGGACAAAGCGTCGCGCTGCCAGCTGAGACTGGTTTGCCGCGCCGCTTCAAGTTGTACGTCTGGTGCCGCTACTACCCGCGCGCCTTTCTTGACCCCGCGCTGTACCCAGGCATCGACCCCGCGCAGATCGTGGATCGGAAGGCCTACCCGTCCGGCGCCGAGATCAGCAGCGATACCTGCGATCTGCGCACGCTGCGCTGCGAGGTGTGGTGCGGCACAAGCCGCCCGTCGAACGGTGGCGCGGAGTTTTTTGATTTCGCGGCGCTGCAATGGCGCTGCGTTGAGTTTGAGATTGACGCGCTGGCCTTCGGCATGTCGTCCATCTCGTTTTCGCTGTCTTGCACGGATGGCGTTATTCAAGTTGCCAAGGTATCGATCAGGGAGTGCTTATGAGTGTCGTCATCCGCGTCGCAGACGCCGACTGGTCAGGCAAGGGCCTGCCGAATATCAATCCATTCGTCGCCACAGAGAGCTTGGAATTTGCGTTTGACGTGCGCAACGGCATGCCCGTCGACGTGACGGGCAAGCACACCATTACGCCGATGCGTGTTGAGCCGGCGGCTCAAATCTTCACCATGCCGGACCCCACGATCATGACGACCGTGGATGGCGGCATTGGGGTGCGTGTTGACCTGGGCTGCCTTCTGTGCAGCTACCCGGCAACACCCATACCACTGGGCGGCAGCAAAAAATTAACGATCATGCTCGTAGGGCGCAGCGGCGGTGTCGCGTTTCCGCCGGACAAAGTCATGTCCACCGCGCCGTCCGTCATGGTTGATTTCGACTGGGGAAGCTTGACAAGCGCTTATGGTTTATCCGTGGAGCGAGCTATTGCGGGCGCGGGAAATCAAGTCCGCATGATGACGACGACACCGGTGCTGTCGGATCAGGGCCTTGCGAACCCAATAGGCGCGGACGTTAAATTTTTGATCTTCGACGGCGCGCAATGGTCGCTCATCAACAAGACGACGGGCTATGTCGATGTCAAGAGCAACGCCGCTCTATCGCTTCCTGACCCTATTCCTGTCGCTCCTCTCACGGCCAGTTGGGTCAGCGGGAAGGTGATTTTGGGCGGCAGCGGCTACCGGAATAGTACGAGCAAAGCCTATTCACCTGTTATTTATCAGCGAGCGATGTGGAACCGCGTGTTGACCGGCGCCGAAATGGATGAGCAGTATCTGCGCACCCGAGCAGGTCGTTCCGGCATTGGATTGTGAGGCGAGACATGGACAAGTTGAGAGACCTTTTCCACCAGCCCGCCCTGCGCACCATCGGCGGCGTCGAATTCGCGGTGTACAAGCTTGCGTTCGAGCAGTTCGATGATGCGCTGCTGCTGGGCGCGCACATTGCCGCGCTGGACGCCGGCGCGCGCGATCCCATCCGGGCGCTGCAAGCGCTCAAAAGCGGCACACCCGAACGCGCCGCGCTGGAGCGCCTGGTGGCCGGTTGCCTGGCCGTGGCGGGCCAGGACGCCGCCCCGCGTCCGCTCACCGCCGCCGACGTGCAGGCCATGCCCCTGGTCATGCTGGCGCAGGCGATAGGCGAGATCGTGGAGGTCAACCTCGATTTTTTTACCCAGACCCTGCCGAGGCTGGCGACGCTGGCGGCTCGGATGGGGTCGATTGGTTCGGCGTTGCCCAGCAACTCATCGGCGCCGGGCACCGCGTCGGCGACATCGCCCGCTACAGCCTCGCCCAACTCCGGGGCTACTTGACCGCCATCGGCGAACAGGACGTGCAGCGCATGGAGCGTCAGGCCGCACTGCTGGGGTTGGCGCCGGAATAGACACCTTCACGCTCAACGCCAAACGCTTGACGCTCAACCTCTCCCATCATGCCGCAAGACGTATCCGTCAAACTTGAGATCACGGCCGATCCGTCCGGCGCGCGCAAGGCGCTGGATGGGCTGCGGGGCGATCTAGCCGGGTTGGGCGATGCGGCATCAAAGAACGGTAAAGCGGCAATCGCAGCGCTGGACGAACTTGCGGCGGCACTTGAAAGCGCTGAGTCCAACAGTAAGAAATTAGCCGCGACGCAGGCGGCGTTGGACCAATTGCTATTGGCCCGCGCAATCCCGCAAAAGCAATACAACGCCCTGCTTGACCAAGCCAAGCAGCTTTTTAGCGACACGGCCCCCCAGGCAGAAAAGACGTCCGAAGCAGTACAGGGGCTGACCGAAACCCTGGCCGCCAGCATCCCGTCGTGGCGCGCGCTGGTCAGCCAGGGCGGGCTAATCAGCAGAGCCCTCGGCCAGCAAGCCGGCCCGGCATTCACGCTGATCACCCGGTCAATCGGCGCGGCCGGTCCGCTGGTCGGCACATTTGCCGCAGCCGTGGGCGCGCTGGCGCTGGCGTACAAACAGGGATCGGCCGAGGCCGACACCTACAACCGCGCGCTGATCATGAGCGGCAACGCCGCCGGCGCCAGCGCCGGGCAATTGGCCGACATGGCGCGGGCGATAGACCAGACCAGCAGCGCCACGCAAGGCAAGGCCGCCGCGGTGCTGGCGCAACTGGCCGGCACCGGCGAGGTTGCGGCCAGCAAGTTGCAACAGGTCACCCAGGTTGCCATCGACCTGGAAAAGTACGCCGGCCAAAGCGTGGCCACCACCGTGCGGCAGTTCGAGGCCCTGGGCAATGCGCCAGTGCAAGCCTCGCTCAAGCTCAACGAGCAGTACCGCTACCTCACGCTGGCGGTAT